TTTGCTAGGGTATGCAATCTTAGGTTGAGTGCAGATGCACAGGAGGAAACGAGATGGGTAGCTGAATGGATATCATATCACATGCACAAACTATATCCCGTATCATGGAGAGAACTTATAAAGCACAAACTAGAGAAGGAAGAAGAGATGAGTGAACGAATGAAGGAAATATATGATGGCACATGGCCGGGTCCGGGGGTGTGATGAACCAACAGAAATGGTTGGATAGGGGGCCATGCCCTAAGTGTGGATCAAGTGATGCAAACGTAAAACATTCGGAAGGATATTCCTTTTGCTTCTCTTGTGAAACTAGATTTGGTGATAACATTTTGTCTATGCCCAAGCAAGAGGTAAAGCCTATGAGTACTACAGGAAATTGGGGTGAGCTTTCTGATAGAAAGATATCTATGGATACTGCCAAGAAGTATGACACAAAGATTAAGGTTGAAGGTAATATAGTAACCCATCACTTGTATGCATACTTTAGTGAGACAGGTAATCAGATAGCTACCAAGGTACGACAAACAAAAGATAAAAAGATGTGGTCAGAGGGTGACATAGGAGAGGCTACTCTATTTGGTCAGCAAATCTTTTCACCCAAGGGTAAGTATGTAACTGTATGTGAGGGTGAAGTAGATGCCATGAGTGCCTATCAAATGATGGGATCAAAGTGGCCTTGTGTATCTATCAAGACAGGAGCTGCTGGTGCATTAAGGGATTGTAAGAAAGCATTTTCTTATCTGGATAGCTTTGATCAAGTGGTCTTGTGCTTTGATATGGATAAGGCTGGAAGAAAAGCTACTGAGGAAGTGGCTCAGTTGTTTGCTCCTAACAAGTGTAAGATAGTACACCTTGAGCATAAAGATGCCAATGAGTATCTCAAGATGGGCAAGGGTGCAGCCTTCACACAGGCATGGTGGAATGCTCAACCCTATACCCCTGCTGGTATTATTAACCTAAAGGATATAGGTACATCCCTTTATGATGAGGATTACTGTGAGACTTGTCTCTATCCTTGGCCTAATATGAATGAGAAAACATATGGCATGAGGACAGGGGAGTTAATTACATTTACCTCTGGTGCTGGTATGGGTAAATCTTCTATCATGAGAGAGTTAATGCATCACTTGCTAAGAAATACAGAGGATAACATAGGTGTATTAGCTCTGGAAGAAAGCATAAAGAATACAGCATGGAACATCATGAGTGTGGAAGCATCTGCCAGATTATATATTAAGGAAGTAAGAGAAGGATTTTCTAGGGATCAACTGGAACAGTGGCAAGTTAATACCATTGGCTCTGGTAGGTTCTTTGCCTTTGATCATTTTGGTAGTATAAGTAATGAGGAGATATTATCTAGGGTCAGGTTCATGGCACAGGCTCTTGAATGTAAGTGGATTATACTGGATCATCTAAGTATCCTAGTATCTGGTCAAGAAGAATCTTTCGGGGATGAAAGGAAATCTATTGATATGTTAATGACCAAGCTAAGATCTCTTGTGGAACAGACAGGCATAGGACTGCTACTTGTGTCTCACTTACGTAGACCTTCAGGAGATAGAGGGCATGAAGATGGCAAGGAAGTATCTCTCTCACACTTGAGAGGTTCTGCCAGCATAGCCCATCTCAGTGACGGGGTGATAGCCTTGGAAAGAAATCAACAGGAAGATGATGAAGTGTTATCCAATACTACAGTGGTACGTATCTTAAAGAATAGATACACAGGTGAGACAGGTATAGCTACCCATCTGTTCTATGATAGGAAGACAGGTAGAATGACTGAGATTGAAAACCCATTTGACACAGGAGATGATGAGTGAAAACTAAAAAGTTTAATAAGTCTTTATACAAGGAAGCTACAGCCAAGGTTGAAAAGGTTATGATACCTTGGTTACAAGCAGAAGGATATACAGATATAGATACGGAAGAAAATTATGGGGTGGATATAAGATGTATGAAGGACGGTACTCCCCATTACTTTGAATTAGAATTGAACATGGGGTGGAAGTCACCAGAGTGGCCTAAACATTTTGAGTTGAAGATACCTTATCGTAAGAAAAAGGTTGTGGATAAATGGGAGGATGGAGAGCTAACCTTTGTCACGTTCAGCCTTAATTGTACACATGCTTGGTTTATGGATGGTATGGTTGTTAAAGAATCTCCTGTAGAAACAAGAGATAATAGATATGTCAAAGGAGAATCATTTTATATCATTGACCAAGATAAAGTAGAACTCAAACAAATGGATGTATCTTATGACAAAGATTTACTCATTAATAGTAAGTACCCTAGCTAGATGGATTCCCCTCTTGGTCTTTATACCCATATTATCGTGGATGGTTATGATGGTTACCGTCTTAATCGTAAAGCACTATATAGAGGACTTACCTTACAGCAACGGATTTTCAATGTGGTTATGTTCTTTAATTACAGCTTACGTTTTCTGTCTGTATAACTTCATGAGGAATAAACGTGTTAGTATCAATAACGAATGAAGCTGACCATCATTTGTCAGGTATAGTCAAGTCAGAGAATGCAATAGGCATAGAGCTTGGTGTTAAAGGTGGTGGTTGTGCTGGCTTTACTTACGAGTGGAATGTTTTACTTGACATTCCTGACAATCATGATATAGTACCACTCAGAGAAGGTAAGTTGTATATAAAGAAGGAAGCAATGATGCTACTCATGGACACAACTATAGACTTTTCAACTGGTATCAATGGTAACTATATTATATTCAAGAACCCTAATGCTACATCTCAGTGTGGGTGTGGGGAAAGTTTTGGAATATGAATAAAGAAAAAATGTGGGAACATTGGTGTCCAGTGGAACATACGATTATGTACGTAGGAAAGGATGAAGAATGCAATTGGTGTGGACAAGATGAGGAATATGAAGAACGTAATCGTGGATATAGAAACAGACGGCCTTGATGCTACCAAGGTACATTGTATTGTAGCCAAGGAAGTAGGTTCTCCAAATGTATGGACTTGGGATCATACTAATCTTAATGAGTTTAATAGTTGGTGTTCAACTGTGGATAAATTTATTATGCATAATGGTGTATCGTTTGATGCTCCTCAACTAAATAAGTTATTGAATACCAACATTAAACTAGGCCAGATAAAAGATACTCTTATCTTATCACAGTTGTTTGATCCTGTACGAAAGGATGGACATGGCTTGGGGGCATGGGGTGAGAGACTAGGATTCCCAAAGATGGAGTGTGATAACTTCTCTGAGTATTCAGAGGATATGCTAGAGTATTGCAAGAATGATGTGCTCTTGACAGAGAAAGTGTATGATCGTTTAAATGATGAGGGCAAAGGGTTCTCTAATAAATCCATTGACTTAGAGCATAAGGTACGAGCTATCATAGACCAGCAAGAGAAGAATGGATTTGCTTTGGACATACGTAAGACTATAGGTTTATTATCCAAGCTATCTGATGAGGCTCATGCATTAACTGAATGGTCACTGAAAGAATTTCAGCCTACTGTTGTGGAGTTGAAGACCAAGACTAAGTACATACCATTTAACATAGCATCCCGTAAACAAATTGCTGAACGTCTTATGGATAGAGGATGGAAGCCTAAACTCTATACAGATAAAGATAACATTATAGTAAATGAAACTGTACTCAATAGTATAGACATGGATGAGGCTAAGAAGTTTGCACGATTCTTTCTCTTACAGAAACGTACAGCTCAGATCCAATCATGGATTGATGCTTACAACGATGACACTGGTAGGGTTCATGGTAGGGTACTGACCTTACGTACTATCACAGGACGTATGGCTCACAACTCTCCGAACATGGCCCAGATACCAGCAGTACGTAGTCCTTTTGGTTTTGAATGCAGAGATTGTTGGACTGTATCTAATCCACATACACATTCATTGGTAGGTACAGATGCTTCTGGTCTTGAGTTGAGGTTGCTTGCTCATCTAATGAATGACAGGAGCTATACAAACGAGGTTCTTAATGGTGATGTACATACAGCTAATATGAAGATGGCTGGACTCACCGACAGAGATCAGGCCAAGACATTTATATATGCATTCATGTATGGAGCAGGGCCAGAGAAGATAGGTAATATTGTAGGGGCTGGTTATCAAGAAGGTGAACAGTTAATAAATAAATTCTTGAAGAATATGCCAGCCATGAAAAGAGTTCAGAAAAATGTACAGGATATTGCTTTGAAGAAGAACAAGATAAAAGGAATAGATGGAAGATTTCTGAAGATAAGATCTCCCCATGCTGCTTTGAATACTTATATACAAGGAGCAGGGGCTGTTGTGTGTAAGGATTGGCTTATTAATATGACTACTCGTGTAGCACAATCTGGTCTTGATGCCAAGCTGGTAGCTTCTATCCATGATGAATACCAGTTTGAAGTAGCCAAGAAAGATGTAAAGGAATTTGGTAAGATAACCAAAGAAGCTATTCAATACACAGAGAAAAAGCTGAATCTAAACTGTCCTTTAGATAGCACATGGAAGGAAGGAATAACATGGGCTGATACACATTAAAAAAGTTCTTGACATTTGTTTTTAGATATGAGATAATACGTTTTCAATTTAACAAAGGAGAAAATTAATATGTCAGTAATTTCAGGAAAAGCATACTGGGCTTCAATCGTAGCCCCTAACACTACCTTTGATAGTGATGGAGTGTGGAGCATTGATGTGTGCAATCTGGATAAAAAGAATCTGGGTATTGTTAATAAGGATGGACTAACTGTTAAGAATAAAGGTGATGACCGTGGAGATTTTGTCACTATCAAACGGAAAGTCCGTAACCAAAAGTCAGGAGAACTTAATCGTGCTCCTACTTTGGTTGATGCACAGAAACGTGCTATGCTAAATACTGCTGTTGGTAATGGTTCTGTGGTTAATGTTAAGTACAATCCCTATGAGTGGGAGTTTGGTGGACGTAAAGGTATCGGTGCCAACTTGAATGCTATCCAAGTGGTAGACCTTGTGCCTTACTCTTCTGAGGGTGATGGAGAAGACTTTGAGGTGGTTGCTGATGGCTTCTCTGCTGAAGATTCTGATGAGGATATTACACTAGCATCTTAATGAAAGGAGGAATGGGGGTGGTGTAATGCCATCCCCTATTTCTATGGCTAAAATAGAAACATTAATACAGGATATACATAAACTTCTAGGGCCAGAAGATTCCCACTTGAATAAAGATCTAGTAAGTAGTCAGATCGGGATCTTCTCCCAAAATGTTGAACAACAGCTAAGAGATTTCTTGAAAGAGAAACCTACCTATCGTAAGGGATTAAGATTGTCTGGGATAGGTAGACCAGCAAGGCAACTGTGGTATGACAATCAATGTGAAGAACAACCTATACCTTTGGATGCCAGTACTCGTATTAAGTTTTTGTATGGTCACATTCTTGAAGAACTATTGATACTCTTAACAGTTTTATCTGGTCATAAAGTAACAGAGGCACAGAAAGAAATTCATGTTGAAGGTGTTAAAGGTCATCAGGATTGTAAGATAGATGATGTTCTAGTAGATTGTAAGAGTACATCACATAGAGGGTTTGATAAGTTTAAGAACTGTACTCTTGAGGATGATGATCCTTTCGGTTACATAGAACAGATATCTGCCTATGCAGAAGGTAACGATGTAGATGAAGCAGCCTTCCTTGTTATTAATAAACAGACAGGGGAGATATGCTTAACACCAGTACACTCAATGGAGATGATCAATGCAGGAGATAAGATTAAGCAACTTAAAAAAGTTATTACTTCCAGTGTACCACCTGATAAGTGCTATTCCGATGTGGCTGATGGGGTTTCTGGTAATCGTAAACTTGCTATTGGGTGTTTATACTGCAACCATAAGAAACTTTGTTGGCAAGATGCTAACCAAGGTCAGGGCATACGTGTGTTCCAGTATGCACAAAGTAAGAAGTACCTTACGAAAGTATCAAGAACTCCTGATGTCCCTGAAGTTCTAGATTGGTAATGCACTGGAAAATTAGAGGAACCCGTAGAAGGTTCAAACCTAATCCAGATAAGTTTGGATTTGTTTATGTTATCACGAACAAGAAAAATGGGAAAGCATATATAGGATGCAAGCAATATTTTCTTGGAAAGAGTAAACTAAATTCAAAGTGGGAAACTTATATGGGTTCCTCTAAGGCTTTACTACAAGACATTAAGAAGATAGGTAAGAAACATTTTAAGTTTGAAGTTATAGAAGAGTATAAGAATAAACGTAGCCTAAGATATTATGAGTGTTATTTTCAAATGAAGTATAATGTATTAGCAACAACATTGGAGGGAACAGATGAACCTGCATTCTACAATTCCTATGTAGGAGGTAAGTGGTACAGACCTGTGGAACATTATTTAGATGAAGATCAAAGACCCAGATGATATATTTATAGACCCTATTATTCAGTATGATAGGAGGTATCCTGAACGTAGATTATACTTGGCTGTAATCTTACAGGCTCTCCTTGATGCTACGAGGATTAAAGGGAATATAAATAAGAGGAGAGCTACTTCATGGTTCCAATGTAGTATTGGAGTTACGTGTGATAACTTTGAATTTATATGTGACCATGCTGGAGTAAACCCCGGATATGTTAGAAGTTTTGCTTATGAAGTTATTCACTCAGAAGACCCAAGATCTTTTCGTTACAAGATTACTAAGTATAAAAGAATGATAGCAAAGGAAGAGGAAAAGAATGAAGAAGGATAGTGTCAGGGATCATCAGGTAGGTGGAGATCATTATAAGAACTTGACAATACAACCAACTGAATATATAATGGCTAACGATTTAAATTTCTGTGAAGGTAATGTAGTTAAGTATGTTACAAGGCATCGTGTAAAGGGTGAAGGATTACAAGACTTGTTAAAGGCAAGGCATTATATTGACTTGTGCATTGAATACTTATATGGGGAGAATAGTAATGAGTCTACCAACTGAGTACCAGAACTTTATTTACTTATCCAGATACTCCCGATGGCTGGAATCAGAAGGTCGTAGGGAAACATGGGATGAGACTGTTAATAGATTAATTAGTTTCTTTAGAGTTCATGTAGAAACAAACCTTGGGGTTAAGGATCAACTTGATACCAAGGATTGGAGTATGATACGTAATGCTATTCTTAATCTTGAAGTTATGCCTAGCATGAGATCGTTAATGACTGCTGGTCCTGCTCTTGATAGGGAGAATATATCTGGATACAACTGTTCCTATATACCAGTGGATAATCCAAAGTCCTTTGATGAGATACTTTATATTCTTATGAATGGTACAGGTGTAGGCTTCTCTGTTGAGAGACAGTATGTTAATCAGTTACCTACCATACCAGACGTAGAGTTTGAAAGAACAGATGATGTTATTAGTGTGGCTGATTCCAAGGAAGGATGGGCCAGAGCATTCAAGGATTTAATATCCTACTTATATTCAAATAGAATACCAAAGGTAGATGTTGGCAAGGTACGTCCTGCTGGCTCTAGATTAAAAACCTTTGGAGGTAGAGCCAGTGGTCCTCAACCATTGGTGGACTTGTTTGACTTTACCATACGTAAGTTTGAAGAAGCTAGAGGTAGGAAACTAAACTCTATTGAATGTCATGATATAGTTTGCAAGGTGGGTGAGGTTGTAGTAGTGGGTGGTGTACGTAGGTCTGCTCTCATATCTTTGTCTAATCTCTCCGATGATCGTATGAGAGCAGCCAAGTCTGGTGCTTGGTTTAATACTGATCCACAACGAGCCTTGGCTAATAACTCTGCCGTATATACTAATCGTCCTGACACTGGTGTATTCATGCAGGAGTGGCAGTCCCTCTATGAAAGTAAGAGTGGTGAACGAGGTATCTTTAATCGTGAGTCAGCTCAACAGAAGGCAGCACAGAATAAACGTAGAGCATGGGATGTAGACTTTGGAACTAATCCTTGTTCAGAGATTATACTACGTCCTAATCAATTCTGTAATCTAACAGAGGTAGT